GGAGAACTACCAGAAACTCCAAAAGTACGTTAACAATTCAGAAGAGGAAATCTACCTGTCAGACGACTATGACAAGATGTCTGACGATGACATTGAAATGTACGCAGAGGATGGCCTTGAGCCTGTCGATCTTAATGGAATTTGGGGAGTCCACATTGAAGATACCTATTATCCGTTCCTTAGAGAGATCGGTCCTCGGGAAACCGTAGAAGAAACTGAGGCCGCTTTAAAGACTAAAAAAGAAAAACTCGATGCTTATATTGAGAGAAGAAATAGCGAGGCGGCGAGTTTTACTAAGCGACTTGGACTCACAGAGGCTCAATCCGAAAAGGTTGAAAACATACTCAGCGATCCGACACTTGTTAAAAGTGCAAAAGTTACCGTTAATCAGAATGGTGATGTGACGGTCGAGTATAAAGATTTCGCCGACAGACTGTTCTTTAAGCATTTCGACGAAAAGGGAAACCCTATATATAGTGGCTTTTCAAAGAATGTGCGAACTGAGATGCAGTATGAGCCAACCGATCCAACAGAATACGGATGGCGATATGCAGATATCGTTCAGGAGGCAAAAGCAGAGGCTAAGCCAAAAGCCACACCTAAGTCCGAAACAAAGCCAAAGGCTACGCCTAAAGCAGAAGCAGAAAAAGCGGTCCGGACACCTAAGGCAAAGAATACCAAAGTGGAACTTGAGCCGGGCCAGACCATTCAGGACGTTTCGGCAGACAAAGGTGGCCGCAAGTTCGAGCCGTCATCTGCTAAATACGACAGTTTTGTTTCTGACTCTCTTGTCGGAAATAAAAAGGGAGATTACACTCAGGTTGTCAGAACTAATCGTGGTTATAAAGAGAGTTTCCTTGAGTCGGACGATCTTGCAATAATGTTGGCTCCTGAATACCGCTCGACATCATTAAATGTTGAAGAGTACAACGACGACGTCGAGGGCGGCAACAGGTATGAGGGCGAATCCCCTTGGGATTATTACCCTGAAAAACTCGTTGCCATACCGAAAGACGCTATGCTTTTGAAAGACAAAGTCGGCGTTCAGTACAAAGTGGGCAATCAACTGTTCAATAAGAATAGCGTTGAGAAACTTAAAATGGTTTCCTATGAGTTACAGTTAGGAGTTAACGGCGATATCCGGGATACATTAGTTGGTGTCGATAGAAACGGCGAAATGACCGGAATGGTCTGGGGCAGTCCGGCAGATGATATTAGCACCAAGGGCCAAAGTGTCGCTTACGGTCAGTTGACGGAAAAGAACAGTTATTTTGCCAATCTAAGTCCAGAACAAGAGAAACTCAGTACGCCGGAAGCAGTAAATAAAGGCGAACTTGATCCGGCCGAATGGGAGCGTGTTGACCGAGAACTGTCAGCAGAGAAAAAGCGGAACGAAGCGGCCGAGGGTATCGTTGCAAGGTACACGATGTCAAACGATGCTCTTGCCAATGTCGAGAGGCTTCTCGAAAAAGCAAAGGGAGCGAAGAGCGAACTCTCTGATTGGTTAAACGAAACATTCAATCCGTCTAAAAAGCGGACAAGGGATGAAAAGGACATTTTCTTCAACATGAAAGGCGAGAGGGAGCAAACTCTTGCACAGTTGCAGAATCGGGTTAAAGAATATAAGAAAATGTTCGACTCGTTCTCTAACGAAGAAAACAAAACCTTTATCGACAACTACCAGAACGGAAGACCTCAGGCGACACCTGAACTCCAGAAAGCAGACGAATTTATTCGCAAGTGGATTGAGCCACTTACAGAGGGACTGCTTGAAATCGATCCTGATGCCTCTCTGAGAGAGAATTATCTCCCTCAGATATGGAGAGAAACCGGGAAGAAACTCGAAAGAGCCACGGCTTTGATGAGGAAACGAGGCCTTGTAGGCGACACGTCGTTCAGAAAACAGAGGGTGTATGATACTTATGTCGAGGGTATAAATGCCGGTTTGACACCTCTTACGCTCAATCCCATGGAATTGCTTGAGCATATAGTGGCGGCTGAAACTCAGTACATAACCGCTCATAAGATGTTCAACGCCTATAAGGATATGGGAGCGATAAGGTTCGTACCGCTTACCAAGGCAATCCCGGACGGTTATAAGCGGATAGACGATAAACTGTTCAAAGTCTACTATATGACCGATATCAAAAAACTCGGCCAGATAGGACAGTACGTCGCCACCGAGGGCGTGGCCGACATGCTCAACAATTGGACGATGGCCAATGACGTCAGGAACTCAACGATAGGCAGTAGTCTGTCAGATGCCAAAAATGTTCTTACAAGATGGGAACTCAACTTATCAGGTTTCCATTGGATACAGACCGGCATGACGGCTTTACAGGAGGCAATCGGCATAAGCCGGCAGAATTTGGTAAACAATAAGGACCTCAGCAGTTTGAGCGGCCTTATAAATCCTGTTGGGAAAGCAAGGAAAACAAGGCAAATTGGACAGCAACTCATGTCGTTGGCTCTTGACGAAGACAGTTTCATGAGTGATCCGCAGAACGTTAAGTGGCTTAACGAACACCCCCGTGCCAAGGAAATAGTCGAACTCTGGTGGCAAGGCGGCGGCAAACTCTCTAACAACGAGTTTGAGGAAATGGGCAAAAATATGCACCGTGGCCTCAATGGAATACTGAAAGACTTTGCCGATACCAAAGACGTGTCAGACGTGTTCAGGAATGGGTACAACACTATTCAGGCCGCAAGCAACGCTCTTACCAATCCGTTGTTTGACACAGTTATACCGTCGCTGAAAATGGGATATTTCTTTGAACAGATGTCCCATGATATGCAAGTTTATGCTGACGATATTGCAAGCGGCAAAAAGTCGTTAACAGAACTTGCCAGAAGCAATATCGACACGATGGACGACCTTTTCGGTGCTATGAACTATGACAACCGAAATTGGAACAGGAACGTAAAGCAGATTTTGCAGATCGTGTTCCGCTCACCTACATGGTGGTACGGCAACGTGCATATGGGCCGGGGAATCCTAAAAGAGAACGTTGATAATGCTAAGGCTTTGCTGAGCAAAAATCAGCGTATGGTCCTTGGAAAGAACACAGGTTTTGCAGTAGGTCTTGTCTATATGTCGGCTGTCGTGGGAAGCATAATGCACTTTATGATGACCGGCAGACGTCCTGAGGATTGGAAAGACATGATTGCTCCTTGGACCGGAGAGTACGACAGAAACGGCGAAAAAGTCAGAGTGTCTGCTCCGGGATACATTAAGTCATGGATCAACATGTACACCAATCCTATGTCAAGCGTAACAAGTGCGACGAGTGGCTTCTTTGACCTTTCATTCAGGCTCCGGAAAAATCAGGACTTTTACGGCAACTATATCCGTGATCCGGCCGATCCGGCATTGAAACAGGCCACTCAGGTGCTTGATTACATCTGGAAAGAGGTCGGCTTACCGTTCACGATTAGCAACGCTGTTGAGGATTACAATAAGAGCAAGGATGACGAGGGCAACGTGGATTGGGGCAATTACCTCAAACTATTTGCCGGGGATATGGCCGGACTTTCCAAAGCACCGAACATAATCACCACGTCCAAGTTCAAACGTGATATCGCCAAAGCATACGAAGAGGAAAGCGGCTTCAGTTCTAAGCCGGGCAGTCCAAATGATGCTGACAAGCGTGACGAGAGAACGAAGATCAGGCAGAAGATATTTGACGGAACTGCTACGGACGAAGAGGTCCAGAAAGCCGTCAGGGACGGGATTATTACCGTAGCCTCTGCCAGAAACGCTAAGCAGTACACATATGCTTATCAATGGTCACTACTCTCGCCGGACACCAGAACGAAACTGTGGGACGAGGCCTCTGCTGACGAGAAGCAAATCCTTGCGGCTATAGAGTTAAAGAAAAAGCCTGAGGACCAGAATAGCGGCTTCCTTAAGGATTGGAAGAGCGGCAAACTCAAGATGCCGGGACAGGATACATACAGTAAATCCAAACTGTACTCTAACTCGACATTTGAGCAGACCAGATCGGCGTTGCAGTTCTATTATCAGTACAAGACTAATAAGGATACTGCGACATATCAGGATAAGGACATGTCAGATACCTACAAGTCTGTAAACAGACTTTGTGATGCCGGATACTCGCTTTACGATGCTTGCATGATTAGGACCGTTCTCAAAGACGTTGAGGGAACTAAGGATAAAAACGGAAAGACGGTTGCTCTCTCAAGGAGAAACAATAGGATTACTGCTCTTATCAAAATGGGATACTCTCAGAAAGAAGCGGAGAAAATGGTCCTGACATATGAGGGCAAATGATATTAATTCGTGTACAGTTCGTGTACAGACAGTTTTGAAAAAGCAAAAATCCCTTGAAATTCAAGGGATTTTTGATATTCTGGTGCACCATCAGGGAACGAAAGTATTGTTTTTTATAGGATAAAACGCCTTAAAACCATGCTTTTAGGCCCTGTTTTTGCTGTTTTTGGCTACCGTTTACCACTTTAGTCCATATTATTCGTGTACGATTCGTGTACAGAATCGAGTACCCGGACCGCTTTTTCGCTCTCTTTAGGGAATAAATGCGAATATGTTTTCAGCGTTTGATCCACGGTTGAATGGCCAAGACGGTGAGCCACCTCCAGAGGAGATATGTTCCGGTTTATCAGCAGAGAAGCGTGGCTGTGTCTGAAGTCATGAATACGAATATGTTTCAGTCCGGCGGCTGTGCTGTATTCTTTATTCTCATTCTCTATCGACGTGTCCCTCAATGATCTGGAATAGCCGCAGATAAATCCGTCCTCCGTCCAACCGGGGATAACATTCTGTTGCCTTGCCCTATGCTCTTTCAATTCGTTCAACAGCACCTGAGGCAATTGAATGGTCCTTATACTGCTTTTGTTTTTAGGGGCAGTTTCCACGTCGTCGCCCTTTAGTTTCTGTGTAATGGACTTTTCTACAGAGATCGTGTTCCCTTTAATGTTACGCCAACGCAGAGCATGTATTTCGCCTTTTCTGAGGCCTGTGTAGTATGCGATAAGGAAGAATATATAGTAATCGAAATAGTTCGTAGAGGCCGCTTTATGACGTGCTACGGCGATGTACTTGGAGAACTCTTCCGGAGTGTAAAAGTCTATTCCTTTTTTCTGGTAGTTGCTGTCCTTGAAATTCGGTATCTTTTCCAGAGGGTTTTTAGCGATATAGTCTAACCTAACCGCAAAATTGAATAATGTTTTCAGTTTGCCGTAAGCGGATCGTTTTGTGGTCAGTTGAATGTCCATGGCGTTCACGGCGTTTTTCCAACTGTTCAGTATCTTTCCGTTGATCTTGGTCAGCACTACGTTTCCTATAATGTTACGAATATAATTATTATAATACGTTTCATATACCCTTAGGGTAGTCCCTCTCAGTTCAACCTGATTAGACTTTACAAACTCGTCATACAGATCGTTAATTGTGTATTTAGACGGAGCGGTTTCTGTGACAGAACGTGACAGTTGATATTCCAACTCTTTGGCCTCAGCCAAACCATAGGCAATTCGGGTAAGGCTGTGGGCCTTGCCTGTTTCGTCTGTGTAGTTATAACGGACTTTGTACTTTAACAATCCATTGTTATTCTTTTCGTTTGTTTTGTAAATAGGCATTTCTCGTAACGAGCCATTTTGGCTCGTTTTTAATTTTTGGTACTGACGATTCTCCTTGCCCAAATATAAAAAGGACAGAAAGGAGCGTCATTATGGATAACTACAAAGAAAAACTAAAAGAGATCATTGACCGGCTCACAGAGGAGGAGGCTCAGAAAATCTGTGAGATATTAGACAGCCTCAGCCAAATTTCTCCGGAAACAGAAGCCTGAGCATACCCTCAAACCTCTCCAACTCTTCCGGGGACATGCCGTCTATCTTGTCTTTAAGGTACTTGCGAGGATCGAGATGTTCAGTTTCTTCTCCGTATAAGAGTTGGTCAATGCTCATACCAAAATACTCAGCCAAGGCCTGAAGAGTCCGGGCCTTGGGAGTATTACCTCTCTTTTTCCAATTAGCGACGACAGCACTATCGATCCCTAACAATCGGCAAACCGTAGTGGGCGTAGTGCCTCTGATATCGCATAGTTCTTTTAATCTGTCATAAAACATACAAACCACCATATGATATTTGTGCAACTCTACAAAACTATCAAATTTTAGTCACAGATATTGACGGCTATCATATTAGTGGTATAATTAAGATACACCTAACAAAAGATAGCCAAGAGAATTACATTTGTTGACAATTAAATGTTAACTCTACGGCTAACAAATGTAAATGGTGAATTTGGAATAGGGGTGGTGAGAAATTGATACCTAAGTGGACGGGGGATGCAGTTAAAAAGATGCATTTGAACGAGATTACGATCACGGAACTTGCCGAGTTCATGGGGATTTCGAGGCCGTGGCTGAACAGTATTCTGACAGGCAAACGGTATTCTCCGGGATCAAGGACCAAGGTCATGGCCGCAATCGATGAGTACATTGAGGTGAAAAAGAATGGTAAGACAGCCGGTCCTAACAGCGACTAATAGAGCCTTAGCCGTTTTCTACTACAGTAAGCCATATGTGACTTACAAGGACATCAGCGAGGCTTTTGGCGTTGGTAGGACAACCGCCGGGAAAGTTCTGGATTTCTGCGAGGAATACGCCAAACAATACGGAATAGAGTATTACGCTATTCCGGGGATAAAGCGGATACCTCCGGACCTTTTATTCGAGGCTTACCATTGGGATATCAACGATATCCTAAGAAAAGTCAAGGAGGCGACAGCCATATGGCAAAGGTGAGGCGGCAGATGGAGCAGAACATTGACCTTAAAATCCGGGCCTTACAATCGGCTGTGGACCGTACCAAATCTCCATATCTAAAGCGAGATTTAGGCAAAAGGATATGGGAACTCAAGAGGCTTAAAAGGAGGTTGATCAGAAGCGAAAAGAAAAGTGATTAAGTCCCGGTAAGACTTAACCACTCAATAGGATATCGATTGGCAACTCGATACTCCTATTATACCAAATTAAAACGAAATATCAAGTCTATCGGCGTGGGTTATGCATTTCCCACGGATAGCGAGCGGAGGTGTCGCAACTCTCATGGACGACCATACCATATACCTCTGCGATGACCTATAAAACCTCCGAAAAAGGGGCGTAAGGTGAGCCGAACAGGGTGGCTCACACCTACGCCGATAGGCTTGATAGTAAGGAGAAACAATGGCTAATTGCAGATGCCCGGTTTGTCTGGAATCTCTGGAGCGGAAAGATACGCTGTATTTCACGAACATGGGCGAGGTCCTCGGCTGTATATGGTGCTTTGAGGGCCGTGACGACGAGGAGGCTTACGATTACGAGGAGCCGGCAATAGCATACTTTCGGGACGTTTTCGATAACGACGAGAGCCTTATAGACATTGAGGCAAGGGAGTACCAGAGAAACGTTTTGGATCGGGAACTTAGGAGGCTGAGATGAGCATAGACAATAGGCAGAGGCTGACCACGGATATTGCAAGGGAATTTCCTAATGGGATTATGCACTACACCAAGACTGTCCTCAGCACGATAGTCAATTTCCCGGAAAGGCGTGTCTGTTGCAAGTTTTGTCCGTTCTGCCTCTACGACAGAAATAATACGGCGAGTTACTGTGCCGTGACAAGACAAACGTTGTATGCGATCGAAAAGGGAGTCGGTTACGATTGCCCACTCGAATTGCTCGACGATTAGGAGGATTAAATGGGAATAGGAGTTTTAGTTTTAGGAAAGAGCGGAAGCGGCAAGACGGCTTCCCTCAGGAATTTCAAGCCGGGAGAGGCTCTGGTATGTTCTGTAGCGAATAAGCCTCTGCCGTTTAAGACCAAGTTAGACGTTGTGAAAACACCGAACTACAATGCGATCTATCGGGCCATGAAAGATAAGCAGTACAAGGTGTATGTCATAGACGACTCACAGTACCTTATGGCTTTTGAGATGTTCTCCAGAGCCAAGGAAAAGGGGTACGACAAGTTCACGGACATAGCGGTCAACTTTGAACGTTTGTTAAGAGTGATCCGTGATAGCATGCCTGACGATTGTATAGTCTATCTTTTGCATCACACAGAGGTGGACGACATGGGCGACACCAAGGCCAAGACCATAGGCCGCATGCTCGACAATCAGTTGACCATAGAGGGCCTGTTCAGCATAGTCCTCATGACAGAAACCGACGGCAAGGAGCATAAGTTCATTACTCAATCTAACGGGCATACTCCGGCGAAAAGTCCTATGGAGATGTTCCCGGAGGAGATGGACAACGATCTCAAGGCTGTCGATACAGCGATAAGGGGGTACTACGGCATTGGAAACACCGGCAAATGAAAAGATGTATGAAACCTATTGGCGTGGCGGCGAGGCCATGTACACGGTCAGTAGGAACATGGTAACAGGACAATGGTATCTCCGTGACAAAAGCGGAAAGATTATTTCAAGAGGCGATCTGCTGAAAGTTCAGGCCGCCAAGGAAAAGTATAAGGAGAATAACTTATGACATATATGGAGTTTATAGAGTTTTGGGAAGCGTGGCACGAAAAGGCAGAGAGTTTTCTCGATGCTCTTGACGATATGGTCACTCACATCAAATACGCTCAGAAAACTGCTGACGAGGCGTTTCAGCGTGTTAACGGAGAGGACAGAGATAGTGCCTATTGGAACGAGGAAATGAGGTCCAAGGAAATGTACGTTAAGTTAATGATAGATAACGTACTGACAGCAATCGAGATGTACGGAGGGAAAAATGGAAGCATTTAAAGGCTATGAGGCCAAGGCCGCAGAAAGCGGTGACAGACTGCCGGTAGGCAATTACAAGGTCAGGATCATTGATGCTCAGGAGGTTACATACTCATGGGGAAATGTCCTCCAGATAAGGTTTGATATCGACGACGGTCCTTACAAGGACTACTACACTAACCGCTATCGTGGCCGTCAGAATAAGGACGAGAACTATAAGGGCGTGTTCAGGCTTACAGTTCCCAAGGGCGACGATACGGACAAGGATGCATGGAACATTCGCCGTTTTAACAACGCTATGGGCGTTCTGGAAAAGGACAATCCCGGATGGAAATGGAATTGGGACGAAAAGAAACTGTCCGGCCTCAAGTGCGGCATGGTGTTCCGCTCAAAAGAGTGGGAGTACAACGGTAAGACAGGTTTCTACCCAGAGCCGTACAATCTGGCTTCCAGAGATGTTCTGGACATGATAGCAACCCCGGCACCTAAGAGGCTTGCCAGAAGCATTGACATAGCGAATGACGAGTTCGTTGCTGTAGATTCCTCTGCCGGCGATCTGCCGTTTTAGGAGGCTCATATGACACAGAACGAGGCTGTACTTGAGTACATGAAAGAACACGGCGGCATTACCACATGGGATGCAATTAATGTTCTGCACGTTACAAGGCTGTCTGCGAGAATATCAGACTTGAGGGATAGCGGATACAAGATATCCACCAGATCAATCAAAGTCCCGGCCACATTCTACGGCAAGCAGACGACCGTAACCGAATACAGATTAGTGAACGAATAGTTCCATTTTATATCTCCTTTAGTAGTAACCCTCGCCTCATTGGAGGCGAGGTGTTGCCCAGAGGATCAAGAGGATAACGATGGCAAAATGTGATATTCCGGCTTTTCTGTCGTTTAAAGAGGACAGAGAGTTGTTCGAACAGATGTCATATGAGCAGATAGGTCGCTTGTATATGGCCATGTATGAATACGCTTTCGACGGAACAGTAAGCACGGAGTTGGACGATCCACTCGTCAAAACTGTGTTTCTGATAATCCGTCGAAAGTTGGATTACAACAGCGAAAAGTATGATGAACTGTCCAGAAAACGCTCTGCCGCCGGGAAAAAAGGAGCAGAAAAGCGATGGCAAAGTGATAGCAACGATATGGCAAATAATGGCAAAGCCATAGTTTGCCAAGAGGTTGCTACAGAAAACGATAGCAAAAATGGCTATATTCTAAATTCTAAATTCAAACAAGAAACAATATCTAACGATATTGTGGCGGCTGAGCCGCCAAAAAAGAAAAACCGTCCAAATTCCGTTACAGAGGTCAGCGAGTATCGGCAGACTTTAGGCTACAAAGGATTCGAGGCTGATAGGTTTTTTGATTACTATGAGCGGAACGGATGGGTGCAAGGCAGAGGTAAGCCTATTAAAGATTGGAAAGCGGCGGTTAGAAATTGGCAGAAAATGAGGTCGCAGTACGATCCTCCTCAGACGGTTTCGAGTTCGCCTCCTCCTATTGATAAGGGCATGAAACGAGTGCTATTGCCCCCGGTATTTGCAAGCGAAAGCGTTAAGAAAGAATACGAGGAGAAAAATAAATGATAGAGGCATTGCAGTTCCCGATTAAGTTTAAAAATGAGGTGGTATGGCTGACTGTTGGCCAAGCAACATATGATTGGCTTGTTAAATGGTTCGTTGGAACACCGATGAGATGTGTGGAGGAGCAGAGCGATGATTGAGGCTTTACAGTTTTTATGCGGTCTGCGGTTTTGGTCGTGGTTGCTGATAATGCTGTCGCTCGTATGGTGGGTGACAGTTATCGGCTTGCTGAGATGGACCAAGGAAGCCGGAGAGAAAATGGCAAGAGGTGAAAGGGTGTTCAAGTGATATATCTAATTAGTGCGGCATTGTCTATTCGGTCAATCATAATCAACATCAGCGTTATACTGTCTGATTTGAGTAGCACGAGGGGGTGGTGGAGATGAGATTGATTGATGCGGATGCAATTATAAAAGAGTACACAAGTGAGGACATGGCTATCGGTGGTCTCGAAATCATTAAAACAGCACCAACAGTTGAAGCAATTCCGATTGAGTGGCTTAATCGAATCGCTTCAGAATGGAAGACACGGAAGATTCCAATGGGCGACCCCGATGATGGAGAGTATATCATTTTCCAGACGTGGAAACTGACTAAGCGGATTATTGGTGAGTGGCGAGAGGAGAGAGGGTGTTCAAATGAGTAAAGATTGGACAGGAAACAGCAGATCAGCACATGCTACATTAGGAGCGAGGAATTATGCCCAGAATGAGCGTGAGCATAACGATTACTATGCTACCGAACCTAAAGCCCTTGAGTTGCTTCTGGACATTGAAACATTCAATCATGATGTTTGGGAGTGTCGGTGCGGAGAGGGACATTTATCCAAGGTCCTTGAAGCAAGGGGATACAACGTCCGCTCTACTGATCTTATTGACCGTAACTATGGGGAGGGGGGGGGTGGATTTTCTGGCCCAGACAGACAAGTGGCCCGGAGATATAATCACTAATCCTCCGTACAAGTATCGGCTCGATTTCATTAAGCATGGGCTGTCAGTTATTGACGACGGACAGAGGGTTGCTTTATTTCTGAAAGTTCAGTTTCTGGAGGGAAAACAAAGACGAAAGTTCTTTGAGGAGAATCCTCCAAAAGTGATCTACGTTTCGAGCAGTAGGCTGAGGTGTGCCATGAATGGCGAGTTTGAAAAATATGCTAAGAGTAACCGGGTAAGTTACCGGTGGTTTATATGGGAGAAAGGCTTCAAAGGGGAGCCGGTCATTAGATGGTTTAATTAAGGAGGGTGAGCATGTACGAGTGTTTTCATTGCTGTACCAAGGGCGTAGTTTGGGATGCTGATTTTGATTTCGACGATTTAGGGTATGAGTACGATATCGACGGCGTAATTGTAACCGAGGGGATAGTCCATATCTGCCATTGTGTTAATTGCGGCCGGGAGATCGAATACCGTATTCCTATTTTACCGACCAAGGAGGACAGCGAGGATGACGACGAATGAGGCCGTCAGGATACTCAAACACATTAAAACAACGGATGCCTCTTACCATGATATCGAGGAGGCTCTAAAGATGTTTAAACGCTCTGCAACGATGTCATACAAACTGAGTTGCGGAGATAAAGAGCAGATAATCGTATGGTTGGTAACAGAGTATATCGAGGAGGCCGAGGATGTGGAATGGTAAACTAAAAAAAATGTTGGAGTTCTCAAGTAAGATGGGGTTAGGACAGCACAAAATTGCCCAGAGGTTAGGATACAGCAAAGGTGCGATCCGGAAATGGTCGTCCGCTCCTATGGTCGAGGATGAACGGCAATTTCATTGTGAGGAGTTAGTGCCTCTTATCGAATACATGCTGACGGTCCGGAACGCAACGTGGGATGCTAACAAAAACGAGGCCGTCCCAGATAAGCAAGACGAGTTGGCAAGGCTGATAAGACTGTCAAGGGATTGCGGCTTCTCGATAATGGATTTGTCATATGAGTTAGGCTCTAATCCGGAAAGTCTTTATAATTGGCTTCACAAAAAGTACAAGTGCCGTGACGTTGGTTTCTTTATCGATCTGGTTTATGCCTCGACGGAAAAGTTGATAAGACAAAGGGACGAGGCGTGGGCCAAGATCAAGGGTGAGTGACATGCAAGAAAAAGGAGGACCGCTCCGTGATGCTAAAATCCTTGTGAGGTTTCTTTATGAGGATTTAGGCTATTCCAAGCGGCAGATATCGAGAATAACAAAGGTTTCCGGGACGGTCCTCGACAGCATTTTATATGGACTATCCATTCCAAAAGGGAAAACCTTGCTGTCGATTAAGAAACGAATCGTCAGCCATTTAAAGCATATTAAACGGTCCTTAAAAGAGTTGGAGGAAAAGTATGATATTGATTTGGGGAACGATCGGTAAAGAGTATAAGCCAAGGCTGTTTAAGTTGGGCGAGGACCGTCCGGAAAAACTGCCGGATACTCTTATCGTCAAACCGAGGGACGAGTTGCTTATCGTCCATAGGCTGTCGAGTGAGTTCGAGATTTCCGAGAGCGGTGTTGACAGTTTAATGCGATTTACCGGAGTTGCGGATATTCCGCAGATAATCGGCGGTCACTATGAGTGGAACGATATATGGGGAGAAATGGATGCAAGCGTTTTTGATCCCGATAAAGTTTGACAGTTTCAACGATTATGCGGCCAAACTGAAAAAGTCACAGCCTAAACGCCGCTATTTTCCGGCCCGGATATACAAGCGTGATATCGAGGACCGGATCGTCTGGTACATCAAGGCCGCCAAGATTAAACCGGTCACGGAAATGTGCTTTATCTCTTTTATCTGGTATGAGGAGAAAAAGGGCCGAGAGAAAAGTCGTGACAAGGACAATATCGCTTTCGCCAAAAAGTTTATTCTGGACCGGCTCCAGAAGCGGAGGATATTGCCGAATGACAATGACGAATGGGTAGCCGGCTTTGCGGATTTTTTCGTCTACGGAGAGGGCCAAAAGGTCATAGTTAGGATCGAAAACTTAGACGAGGCCGGAATAATCGACGGAGAGGCCGATAGCGGCTCACAAAAGGACCGTGTAATCAATTAGCGGCTAAATAGTGTTAGTTACGCACAGCACGAAAAAATCGTCTGTAGGGCATTTAAAGGGCCTTACAGACGATTTGATTATTCCAAGTATTTCGGCGGCTGAGGTCGTCGTGTCAGCCTATAGGATTCTCCGGTCCGGTTAGCGTTTATCCATTCCAGAGCGGCGGCCTCGTCCGGAGAGGAGAACAGCGTTTCTCCGGCCCCGGTCTTAACTGTATAAATATACAGCAGTTTCCGGCGGCGGGCCGCTATCTCCTCCGGCGATCGTTTTCGACGTATCATTTAAACTCCACCTTTCCGGTCAATAACGCCACTACAAAAAGCGGTGCGAATGACATGCAAAATATCCGGTACAGAATGATTATTGATCTCATTATGCTTCCTCCCATAGTTTCTCGTCGTCCATGACAGCATCCCAGAAGCCAAAGGACGTATCCATGATGGCCTCCGCTAAGGCCTCCTCTATGGCCTCGTCGGTTAAGGTCTTGTTAATTTCCCGGTCCATGATCCGCTCGATATCCTCCGTGGACATGTCCAGAAAAAACGTGATAACGGACTCGTCGCAAAAGCCAAGGTCGATATACGTCATGTCAATAAACGGTGAGTTCACGATTGATAAACCGTACCAAGAGTAAACGTCGTTGCCGTCACGGTCAGCGATATAGTAATCGCATGTGACCGGATCGTCCGGGCCGAGATCGGAATTGATAAATTCCCTAATTGTCATGCCGTTTCCGGTAGATACCGGCTCTCCGGTCAGCATGGCCCATTCCTCATGGGTAAGGTCAACGTACACGCCGTTACAATCCAAAATCTCCAGAACGTCAACGAGGGCATCTCCCATGGTAAAACCGTTGCAATCCAAACCGTTGAATCTGTAGTAGAGCCATCTTGCCTCAAGTAATGTCGGGACGTCCGATTTTCTGCTCTTGCAGTTGCGGAGGCGGTCGTAAACGTTGCCGTCGGGAATATAGTCTGTCCATTTGCCTTTAAGTGCCATTTTGATATCCTCCTAAAAATGAGTAGTGTTGTTTGGCTATCTGCCGACGGTCCCGGAGGACCGTTTCGTCGTAATTCTCAACGACTCGTCAGGGCAGTTAAAGGTCGATATACTCACTCATGGTGGACGTGCTGTCGATGTTCAGCATGTCGAACAGTTGCCTATAAGCCTCTGCATATTTCCCGGATAACGCTCTGTCATAAATGGGCCTTTTAAGGTCCTTGTTGATTAAGCGGCTGTCCCGGTAGATCGTGTCCGTCTTGCTGTAGTATTCAGCAATCTTGCGGCCGTCCCGGTAGTAGTAACATTCATACGTCCCGGTCCTCTTGTTGTCGTAACGTTTTACGGTTATCTCCATTTTCAAATCCTCCTATAACGTTTATTCCGGCTCTGCTATTCCGGAGCGTGTCAGCACGTCAACGACGGCATCTGCTATGGAAATTCCGGACATGTTCTCGACGAGCGTAAATATTTCATGCAGTTCGTCCCGGCTTAACGGCCGCCTTTCTACTGCTTCCGCTCGATTATCTCCGGTAACGAGGCCGTTGTATCTCCGGCGTGTTACCCGGTCTTTTGGCGTGGCGGCCCGTACTCCTCCGACGAAAAAAGTGCCGTCCCGGTCCGTTTCATAAATCCGGTAAATATTCATGTTCATCATGGTTTAGCCCTCCCTAACCTTGTTTAAAATAATCTGATAGCGGTATTTTTCGTTATTCAGAAGCGTTATGTAATGCTTACTGCTGTTTTCTCCGGCGTTTTTTTCGATCCGGATTGCCTCGTTGATATGGCCGATATACTCGACAATAGCGTGTTCGATATCGGCGATTTCATGTGCTGTAAAATTGCTGTTGTTCATGGTTAAATCCTCCTATGGTGTTCAATATCCAAAACATGCCGCAAGATCAATGCCGGTGTCTTTATTCCGGGATATCGTGCAAATGACGTCAACGTACTGTTTAGTGTCCGGCTTCATGCGATACTGATAATCGCTAAAAATCATGCTTCCGGTGATTATCACGCCGGCCGGATCGTCGCTGTTACTGTACCAGAACGGCTCAATGTTTGACGGCCTAAGGGCGTTTTTCGATATCTTAACGCCCATGTCAGCATCAAGGTCATTCCGCAATTGCTTCAAGGCCTCCGGGACCGTTACGTCCTCGTATTCATAGTCACGGGTGTAGTATTCCGGCAATATCCAATAGCGGTCGCTGTTGTAATGCTTAAGGTGTACGGCGGCGTGAATTGATATCACTACCGGCTCCCGGTCGTACTCGTCAATTTGCTGTTTGATCCGGTCGTGCAGTTTTGACCATCTCCGGCCGCCGTCGCCGGCTAACTGCTGAGCGGCTGTGCATGCGAGGCAAATGTCGAGAGCCTCACGACGTGTAACGTTTAGTTTCATGGTGTCCTCCATACGTTTTAAGGCCGTCGCCTATTGTTTTTTGGAATAGGGCCTTTGCTGTCCGGATAGGCCCTTTAGGACCGGTTTTCAGTTACTCGTTGACGAGATTAACGCTGTACCAAATGCAGTCGTCGTGATAGGCTAACAGCCAACATTCAAGATCATATTGTCTTTCATTCCAATTTTCGTTGTCATACGGTCGAAATTCCATTTCAATTTCCGTACCGTCGGCGTATATGGCCCTTGCTTCCCAATAGTACATATTCAATCCTCCTATGGTGTTTATTCTGCTGAGCGTTTACGCTCTATTTCAAATTCCCAACCGGCTATATAGTCGTTAAAATCAAGCGTTTCAAGTTCGTCAATCGTTATCGGGTAGACGGTTTCCGGCTCGTCGTTTCCGGCGAGATATACCCGGATTTCCATGTCAACGAGATTGACCGTCATTTGAATTTCGATTTCCTCGTCGGTTAATGTGGTGTACAGTAGCGGCAGTTCTCCGGACAGCATGTCAACGCCGTGTCCGTCGTCGCCAAATTCGTCGTACCAAAACCGGCGAACAGCGTTGGCGGCCCTTTCCTCCTCGATTTCAAATCCGGTTATCGTGTATCCGGTATCGGCGTATCCTCTAAGCAGTTCCCGGTTATCACGGATAATGAGTGTTCGGACGAGGTCGAAATTGTCGGCCGGGCTAACGTTATAATCTGCTTTGCCCTCCTCATATGCGGCGGTAAAACCGTTGCGGCCCTCGAATTGAATAATGTAAGAGTATGTCATGTTTAAATCCTTTCTCCGTTTATGGCCCGGCGGCCTTTTGTGGAATGGCGTTTTTGTTATCCGGGTACGCCTTAAAACCGGGATTAGTTTAGAATTTCAGCGTGGTACAACAGCCGGTGGTGTAGCGGCTAAAGGCGAGAGTAAAAGCGGCGGCTTCTCTATCGCTTGTGATCAAATCGCCTCGATATTCACAAAACGTCTTTACAAATTTTGATCCGGATAAAAACCGGTCGAAATAATCACATGCCCAAGCCTCGTTTCTATCTGCAAGGCCGTCAGCGTTTTTGTAAAGCAGTTCATAGTAAAAATCAAAACTGTTCAAAAACCGTTTCATGTCGATTGCCGATAATGTCATTTTCATGTCCTCCTATGGTGTTCTGTTGTGACCGTTTCCGGTCTGCTTTCATTGTAAGCGGTCCTCCGGGCCTACTTAACATTCGTTTATATATAGTCCGGCTCCGGATTTTCTACCCGGTATATCCGGTCGCTAACAAGACTATCAAATGAAAACCATTCAATTTCGTTTACGCTGACCGGGACCGTTTCGGTAAGGCCGCCGTCAATGTATGTGTTTATGGTCATTTCAGCCGGCTTTATTGTTATACATATCGGGACCGGCTCGTCGCCTCTATAGGCTTCTGTATAGGCTATTTCGACCTCGTCGACGTCGTCGATATCGGTTAAAAACTCGTTAAGGCCCTCACGATTGAAATACTCGTTGAGATTGTCTCTCACGACGTCGGCCGGCGGTATCATTCCGGATATATCCCGGCCCTTTCTCCATGCCTCGAAAATGTCCCAAACAGCCGGGTAATAATAAACATGGTGAAGCATGTATCCCGGATTGACGGTCAAAAAGTGCTTAATGTCCCGGTACTCGTCCGGTCCAATGGTGCGGCGAATTGCCTCATATTCTTGTAAAATGCTCATGTGTTCCTCATTTCCGGCCGGTACTCCCGGCCTAAAGTATTTTTTCGTTTAACGTCCGTCGACGTGGAAAAGGGCCGTTTTTTAGCCGGTGGCCCTTTAGGGCCGGCCGGATCGTGTCCGGTGTTATCTGTTCACAATGTTAGAAAGCCGGAGCCTAACTGACCTCCGCTCACTTGCCCGGCGGCGATAATTTGACCTCAAGATATCAACGTCGGCATCCGTCAATGCTGTAATAGTGCAATGCGGCTCGTCACCATATGAGCGAGGCGTTAACTGAATGATATACCATTCAACCTCCGGCCCGGTGTAATTGCCGAAAAGAGCGGAAACGTTTTCCGTATGGCCGACGTCAATTAAATATGTGCCGGTGTCACGGACGGACCACATAAAAGTGTTTACCGGTTTTGCGGCTTTAATGGCCGGGACGTCATAGTCCGTGAAATCGCTGAAAAAGTGTTCAACTTTTGCTTCAGCGATCTGCCTCATGGCTTCAAGTAAAGCCGCCTTGTCTGGATAATATAATGTCATGGTGTAAACCTTTCTGCCGTTTTAGGCCCGGCCCGGCCTATTGTGAATTATTGCGATTTACGGCCGCCGCCGTGGGCATAGGCTTTTGACGTCCGGAGCCTATGAGAACCGGGCCGGAAAAGGTCCGGCGGCCTTAGTCGATTATTTCAAACATGCCGTCCGGCGTGCTTATGAAATGGCCGTCAATCTCAAGGTCACGGCCGATACCGTCATAGTCTAAATGGCATGATATGAACGACGGGAGCCGGTCAACCTCCGGGTAAAACTCCTCGATATATCGCCGGGCCACGTCGGACATATCGTCACAGCCGGCCCAGAGGATACCGTCACGGTATGCCCTCATAACGTCGTAAATATCGCCGCTTAACTCCTCACATAGCCGCCAGAATATGTCCGGATCGTAATCCGTGCGGCTTGCTTCCAATTCTTTATAGGCGTCGAACATTTCGCTCATGTTCTCAGACGTCGCCGTGTCATATGGCAAAATATCGCTGTCAACGTCCAACAGCATTAGTTCCTCGTCGATACCGTCAAGGTCAAATCCTCTGTTTGTAAGTTCGTCGAGAACGTCGTCCCATGTGTCAAAATCGGCCCGGTCAATCTCTGTTCCAAGAGCACGCTCATTGCATGCCGCATAACTACCGTATGAGCCAATAAAAAGTTTAAGATATCCGCTTGTCATTGTTAAATCCTCCCGGCCTCATGGCCTTGTTTTTTGTCTTTTCCGGTCCGGCCCGTTGCCGTCCCGGTCTGCTTACAGTTTAAGCGGCGGCATTTCCCTACTTAACATTTATTAGTTATATAAGTATCTCTTCCTCATAGCAAAAACGGAATGGTGGGGGAGAGTATTAAAACGCTTATACCAGACAGCCGCACAATGAACACTATTTCACTAAATACATATTTAGCGAAATAGATTTTCCGTGTATGGCGTACAATTTAGGCTTATTTTGAGGGTAATTAACCGGTTTATGTATGTGAATGACGGACAGCGTAAAAAATCCATGGAAAATTTTTTCATGAGATAAGGATCATGTATAAAAAATGTCTGTCTAAAAATAAAGGGGTACCCCCCGGTGCATTGTGAGGGTATATATATATTCCACTCCCAAATTTTTTCCAAATTTTCAGATTGTTAGGTACCTAACTATATATAAAAATAGTACAAAAAACTTACATCTGTTAGTTTTTAGCATTTATAAAGCATTGTGTTAATTAGAAAAATGCGATTTTCAAATAAAAGCGAAAAAAAAAGATAATTTCTATTGACAAGCAATTATTCTATTAATAGAGGGTGATAGTATTAATTTTTTTAATGAAATAAAGGGATATAGGAATGGCAGAAGAAGAGAAGAAGATAGAGAAAAAGGAAGAAAAGAAGAAATATCCTGTAGGGAAGCACCCTAACACATTGGCCACGTTAGAGAAGCACAGGCATTATCTGACAGATGAAGACAGGGCCAAGGGGACTGAACGGGCGAATCGCAAAAGACGGGACAGGAGGACGTTCAAAAAGGAACTCGAAAAATTCCTGTCCTTACCGATGAGCAAAAAGATACTTGAGGACCTAAATCCGGAGGTATTGGCCTCCATGAAAGATTTGGGATATGACACTCAGTTGACGTTGAACGAGTTACTTGTGCTGTCGCAGATCGTAAATGCGGTCAAGGGTGATAACAGGGCCTTTGAGAACGTGAGAGATACCGTGGGTGAGAAGCCTGTTGAAAAGGCAGAACACAGCCTGTTCAGCGAGGGTATCAACGTAGTTATATCGGACAAAGGCGATTAAATGGTAGACGTAAAGATACAGAGAAACGCAATTTTCAAGCCGGTATGGGAGAGCAGACACAGATACATAGTCATGCTTGGATCAGCCGGAAGCGGAAAGAGCGTAGACACCCGGCAGAGATTGCTTCTGAGGCTTATATCTGACAAGGGCCGCAACTTGCTCTGTATCAGGAAAGTGGCACAGTCGAACAAGGACAGCACTTTCAACGAGTTGAGGAAAGCGGCCGAAAGAATGGGCGTGTCGGACCTGTTCAAATTCAGGGTAATGCCGTTGTCGATAAAGTGCCGGAACGGAAATGAGGTCATTTTCGGCGGCGTTAACGACGACGACCAGAGAGAGAAACTCAAGTCCATTACTGCTGAACACGGGAATATCACGGACATATGGATAGAAGAGGCCACGGAGATAACCCAGAACGATTTTGAGATTATCGACGACCGTCTTAGAGGTGATCTGCCTGACGGCCTGTTCTTCCAGATAACCATGACGTTCAACCCGGTGTCCGCAAACCATTGGATAAAGAAAGTCTTCTGGGACAGGCCTGATCCTAACGTGCTGTGCCATAAATCCACCTATCTGGACAACCGATTTATCGACGAAGCGTACTATGAGCGTATGGAACGTAGAAAAGAGGTCGATCCTGAGGGTTACCAGATATACGGTCTGGGTGAATGGGGCGAAACGAGCGGCCTTATCTTCTCAAATTACAAGGTCGAGGAACTGAAAAAAGAGGCTTATTTCTACGATTATGTCAGATATGGCCACGATTTCGGCTTCAATCACGCCGATGCATGCCTTAAAGTCGGTTTTAAGGACGACGAGGTGTATGTCATTCAGGAAATATACGAAAAAGAGAAGACCACGGACGACATAATCGCCATGTTACACGGCGGTGATTGGGATTATGACGAACTGATGTACTGTGATTCGGCCGAGCCGGACCGCATAACACAGTTGCAGAGGGCCGGATTTAATGCTGTAGGCGTTAAAAAGCACCCCGGAAGCGTTCTGGCCGGGATAGATTGGCTGAAGACCAGAAAAATCCATATCGATCCGTCCTGTGTCGGCACTATCAGCGAAATTTCCTCATGGAGATGGAAAAAGGACAAGGACGGCGTGAATACGGACGTTCCGGTGCCTTATGGGGACGATGCCATGGCCGCTTTGAGATACGCTTGCTGTGAATTTATCGACCAGGACGCAACTTTGCCTGTCCCACCGAAAAAAGCGGTGTATTTCTGGAAACATGAGAGGCCTGAAAACTTATTAGACAGAGAGCCGGTATATGTTATTTGAAATTTTATTCTTCATTTCACTTATCGTTGGAGTTTACGCATCCGTTTTTGCGTTTTTTAAAGGCTTTTCTTGCGGAATATCCGCAAAAAACGGCGTTTCAGAGGTGAAATTGCCGTTCATGCCTAAAACGGAGGAAAAAACACCTCAGGAAACCGAGAGTGAGAGACTCCAGAGGATCATAAACCAGAATATAGAGAATTACGGAACGGACATTCCGCAGATGGACGTTATTTAGGAGTAGAACATGTTTGGAGATACACAGGTCACAGATATATGGCATGATTACCAGATAGGTTTGGATTATCTCAATTCGGTAAACCTGTTCAGCAAGGTCGAAACATGCTTCAATTTCATGAACGGCGATCAATGGAATGGCCTCAAGTACGGAACTGAAAGACCGCCGATGCTCAATATCCTACAGCCGATGATGAAATCGTCCACGGCCCTTGTAGGACATAACCGGGCAATTATAAACCATACCTCAATGAATTATGGTGCGGCGAGGGAGCAGTTGCTTGAGATTTGCCGTCTGCTCGACATGAACGCCCGGAAGAATTGGGAAAAGATGAAACTCGATAAGGTGATATGGGACGTGCTTCAGGATGCCTATATCGCCGGTGACAGTTTTCTCTATTTCTATGACGACGAGGCTGTTCCGGAGGGCAGTATCCTCTGTGAGCAGATAGACACCACGAATATCATGTTCGGTGACGAGCAACAGCCGGATATCCAGAAACAGCCATATATTCTCATTATCCAGAGAAAAGATATCAAGGACGTCAAGGAAATGGCAAGGCTCAACGGCTGTAGCGAGGAGGAGATAGACTCCATTCAGCCGGACAGCGATACCGAACTCCAGATAAACGGCGATCTTGAGGTCCGAAATCACCAGAAACTGACTGTCGTGGCTAAGATGTGGAAACAGGACGGCTTCGTCCATATAGCAAGGGCCACCAAGACTGTTCTCATTCAGCCGGACACCGAGATACCGCTTCACAGTTACCCTATAGCAAAGTACACATGGAAACTGCGTAAGGGACTTGCGAGGGGCGACGGCGATACTTGGGACAAGATACCCAACCAGATATCCATTAATAAGGCCCTGTACAGACTTGAGCAGTCCGTTAAGAATACGTCGTACCCTATCAAGATATACAGACAGGGTGCTATCACGCCTGACCAGATCGAGAGGCTGAATCAGCCGGGAGCCTCGATTGCCGTCAAAGGCAGTCCGGACATGGGCATACCGAATATTATCAGTTACTTACAGCCGGCCTCGGTCAACGGTATCGCCATTACATATTGGCAACAGTTGATGCAGTACACCCGTGACCTGTCAGGTACGGGCGACAACCTTGAAAACGTCAATCCTGAACAGGCTTCCGGTGTCGCTATTGCCGAGGTAAGACAGGCTAAGGAACTGAACTCGAACATGCAGAGTGCCTACTATAAGCAGTTTATCGAGGATATGGCAAACATATGGTACGAAATGCTTGTGGCATATAACCCGGACGGCGTGGTCATTTATGACGAGAACGATTTCCCTCACCTGATAACCCCTCAGGAACTTATCAGTCGGAAAGTGTCTATCAAGATCACCATAGTTTCGACGGATGCCACTTATGTGGCCCTCAAGGATGCTAACCTCAAGGAACTGTTTACTCAGGGTGCTATCACCTTTGAGGAATATGTTGGAAGCCTTGACGATACAAGCAGTCTGCCTGTGGCAGAACTCCAGAATATCGTTAAGGAACGCCAGATCAGGGCCGAACAGAATCGGGCCATGGGCAATATGTATGATTCCGGCTTTGGTGCTATGCAGAACTTACAGGGCATGCAACAGCAAGGCGTTGAAACATTCATGGGAGGCTGATTATGAAATGTAAGATATGCGGCAACGAAATGATAGTGGACAGCAAGGAAGAAAAGGACGATATCCAGATATTCCACTACAAGTGTGCCAACCCGAACTGCCCTCGTTTCGGGTATAAAAAGGCTGAACAGCCGAAAGAGGATATTAATTCCGAAGAGGATTAATATAAATTCGCATGGGAACAGCGTAGAAATCCCGAAAAAGAAAGGCTATTTATGGCAGAAAATGAGTTCGATTTACAGGCAGAGTTGAGCCGGGCATTAGCAGAAGATAATGCACCAAGCGTAGAAAGTGAGGCCGTCGCTGAGCCTCAGGCAGATGAAAGCGTAGTCGAAGCACCACAGAACACCAAGACCGAACAGGATTCCTATTACGCAGATATGCGTAGAAAACAGGAACTCGACGAAGCAAGGCAACAGAACGCAGTTCTCATGGCTCAGTTGAACAGGGCAAAAGAGGCACTCAACAGTTATTGGGACGGGAACAGCATAGACGACCTTGTGGACCGGGCGATGGCTCAGGCCGGTGGTGTGGACGTGGAAACAGTTCGCCGGAACAGAATGGCCGAGGCAAATCGGCAGAACTTAATGGCAGAACTTGAACAGTACAGACAGAATGAGGTCAATCGTCAGATGGAAATGGACCTTAGGGAGATACAGAGTATCGATCCTACAGTCACAAGCCTTAACGATCTGTCACCTACATTCCTATCGCTGAGATTTAATTCAGTCAGTCCCATGGATGCAAAAAGTGCATTTCTGCGGCTGAGGAGCATTGAATCCCGGCAGAAAACGCCGAAACCGGCTTCTACAGGCAGTATGACATCAACAGGAAAGTCACCAAGCGAGTTCTTTACAAGTCAGGAACTTGATTCTCTGACCTCAAAGGACCTTGACGATCCTAAAATAATGGAAAAAGCCATGAGGAGTTTGGAGAGGCTCAAATAACTCAGAAAGGTAACTAATTATGGCTTACACAAATTTTAAGCCGATCATTTGGTCGAAGAAGATTCAGCATGACTTGGACAAGTTCATGGTGTTCAAGGACATGTGCAACACTAAGTTTCAGGGCGAGGCCGGAAGAGGCAAGACCGTCCGTATCGTAGGTATCCAGAAGCCGGCTGTCGGCACTTACACACCGGGATCATCTATCGGTACACCGTCAACCCCGGCAGACAACTACCTCGATCTTGAGATCAACAAGTACAGATTTACCAACTTTATGGTAGACGACATTGACGATGCTCAGTCCCATGTAGACATTATGGAGCATCTCATGAGAGGCTCTGCTTCCGCTCTTGCAGAAGAGGCTGACACAACTATCGCCAACACAGTCGCAACAGATGCTTCTATCATCTCCGAGGGCATGGTAGGCAGTTCAACTGCTATCTCCAACGCCGGTGATGCAAAGGCCGCAGTTGATGCCGCTCTCGTAAAACTGTGGGAGAACGGAGTTAAGACAGGCAGAGATACAACAATCGTTGTTTCTCCTTGGTTTTATTCCGCTTTCAAGAATGACCTGACCGAGATACTCACCAACAACGTAGAGATGGTCAACAAGGGCATTTTTGGAATGTACAACGGAATCCCTGTCAAGATGTCCAACAACGTCTACAACGACGGAACAGACGATTATCTGTTTATCGCCCAGAAAGATGCCGTTGCATATGCAAGCGGTATCGAAGAGGTCGAGCCTTACAGACCTGAGGGACTGTTCTCAGATGCTGTCAAGGTCCTCCACACCTACGGCGTTAAGGTCGTCAGACCTGAGCAGATTTACATTCTCAAGGTCCACTCCTAATTGAGAAACGAGGGGGCAAGGATCGCCCTTGCCCTCAAACTTTAAACATTGAGAGGTTATTATGCCAAAAACATGGGCAGATATCAGGAGCGAAACGCTCAATTTAGGCTTTGAAAAGACCAAGGCCTACGATAAGAATAAAGCCGCCTATGTGGAGGCTTACAATTGGCGGCAAGGATATATTGCAAGCGATATCGGCGGTATTCTCGATAAGTTGGTCGTTACTGCGAAGCCGGGAACGAAAAGACAAGTTTTCGACGTGTTCTCGTCAGTAACCGATAG